GTACCAGTACGACCCGCGGAACCCGACGAGCCCCAAGATCCTCGACAAGAGTTACGCCTTCCCCGACGGCTACAAGTTCGTGCTGGACGGCACGCCCAAGGGCGGGCCGCGGCCGGGCGTCCGCAGCGTGTGGTACGACAAGCAGGTCCCCCGCAAGGGCTCGGACAGCCGGGCGGTGGCGATGGACCTCGACATCGACCCCGAGGGCTCGACCAGCCAGTTCTTCAACACGACGCTCGTGCGGGAACTGGTGGAGCGGGACGCCCGCGAGCCCGACGACGCGGCCGAACTCGACCACGACACGCGGACGGGCAAGCCGGACCGACTCGTCCTCACCCCTTCGGGGCGGTGGAAGCTGTGGGTCCAGGTGGACGTGCGGAGCCGGCTCCCCCGGGCCCGCTACGCGGTCGGCTGCGACATCGCCACCGGCACCGGGGCCACGCCCAGTTGCGCCTCCGTCATCGACGCCGACCGCGGCCTCAAGGTGATGGAGTACTCGAACCCCCACGTCAAGCCCGACAAGTTCGCCGCCCTCGTCGCCGCCATGTGCTGGTGGCTCGAAGACCACGACGGCGGCCCGGCGTTCCTCGTGTGGGAGGCCGCCGGCCCCACGGGCGAACTGTTCGCCAAGACGATCCTCGAAGTCGGCTTCCGCAACATCTGGTACTACCGCGACGAGTTCGTCCTGAACCCGACCATCTCCGACAAGCCGGGCTGGTACCCCGGCGGCGGGCAGAAGATCACGCTCCTGCGGGGCTACGAGAACGCCCTCGACAGCGGGCGGCTCGTCAACCCGTCGAAGTCGGCCCTGCTCGAAACCGGCAAGTTCCAGTACGACGCCACCGGCCGCGACGTCGTCCACGGCGAGAGTATCAACACCGACGACCCGAGCGGGGCCCGAGCAAACCACGGTGACATGGTCATCGCCGACGCGTTAAGCTGGATGGCGGCCAAGGAGATTTCCCGCAAGCAGGCCGACCACGCGAAGAGCGGCCGGGTCGAGTACCCGGTCGGTTCGATGGGGTGGCGGCAGGCCCAGGAAGCCCGGACCGAGCGGGTCCGGCGGGCCAACGACTACTGGCGTGCGTGACAGACGACTGCGTAAATCCGCACCTGACCCACGGAGGGGACTGTGAAGCGCACCCGCGACGCCGCCGACGAACTCGACGACGAGGACCTCGACGGCGGGGAGGAAGTCGAGGAGGCGAAGGCCGACGAGGCGAGGCCGCGTCGCCGCGGCAGGAAGAAGGTCGAACTGCCCGACGGCTTGTCGTTCGAGCGGCTGGCCGACGCCCTGCACCACAGCCGGGCCATCCTGCTCAAGTACCTCGCCAAGCGGCGGGAGAACGTCAAGCAGTACGCGGGCCCGCACTACGCCGACGGCGCGGTGTCGTACCCGATCCCGGTCAACCTGATCTCGATGTACATCTCGATCGTCTCCCGCTCGCTCGTGGCGAAGGAGCCGATGGTGATGCTGTCCACGCACGACCGCACGCAGCAGCCGGCCGTCTCGACGATGCAGGACTGGATGAACGAGGACGCCGTCGAGATGGGCTTGGCCGACGTCTTCCACCGCTCGACGATCGACGCCCTGTTCCTCTACGGCGTGGTGATGGTGGCCCTGGCCGACGAGGGCGACGCGGCCGGCAGCAACTGGGGGCTCGAAGCCGGCACGCCGTTCATCGACGTGGTGGACCCGGAAGACTTCGTCATCGACATGGACGCCAAGCGGTTCAAGGACGCCACGTACATGGGCCGCCGCTTCCGCATCCCGCTGCGGATGGCCGAGAAGATCTACGAGCCCAAGGAAGAACTGGTCGAGGACGAGAACTCGTCGCTGACGACCGCCGGCCACACGCACCTGGGCACGATCGGCAAGGGCGAGGAGTCGCGGCAGGACATCGAGCCGTGCGTCACGCTGTGGGAGATCTACCTCCCCCGCTACCGCAAGGTGGTGACGCTCCGCGACGAGAACGGCTTCCCGACCGCCGACCACCCGCTGCGGGTCCAGGACTGGGTCGGGCCGGAGTGCGGGCCGTACCACCTGCACGGACTGGGCGTGGTGCCGGGGAACCTGATCCCCAAGGGCCCGGTCATGGATCTGATGGACCTGCACTTGGCGTGCAACCGGACGTACCGCAAGGTGATCGAGGAGGCCGACAACTTCAAGAAGATCCTGCCCGTCAAGGGCGGGCAGATGGACTCGGCCGGCAACGTCAAGCAGGCGATGGACGGCGAGATCATCCAGGCCGACAACGCCGAGAGCATGAAGGAAGTGTCCTTCGGCGGGCCCGACCCGACCATCGTGCTGTTCGCCGACCAACTCCGCAACCTGTTCAGTTTCGTCGGCGGCAACCTGGAGATCCTGGGCGGCCGGGCCCCGCAGGCCCGCACCGCCACGCAGGACAAGATCCTCGACAAGAACGCGGCCGGCGGCGTCGCCGACTTCCAGGCGTCCACGATCCGCTTCATCTCCCAGGTGTACCGGGCCTACGCGTGGTTCTGCTGGCACCACCCGCAGAAGGTGATGGAGAGCCAGTACAAGGTGCCGGGCTTCAAGGACTACGCCATCACCCGGCGACTGTTCCCGCACAACCCCGGCGACCCCGACTCGCGGGCGGCCGAGGCCGAGGGCGAGATGACCCGCCACGGCCCCATGCCGAAGCTCAACGTGGACCCGTACTCGGTCCGGCACGTCACGCCCGAGGAGCGGAGCGAGTTCGTCTCGGCCCTGCTGGCCGAGATGACGCCGCTCATGGGGCTCCTGCAACAGAACGGCATCACGTTCGACGCCAACGAGTTCCTCGACTTCAAGGCCCGCTGCCACAACGAGCCGGCCATCAAGGACGTGTTCAAGTACCAGGAGCCCGTCGTGGACGAGGCGACCGGCGGGGCCGCGTCGGGCGGGCCGGAGGGGCCGCAGGTGCCCAACAAGACCACCGAGATCGTCCGCCGCTCGGTGGGCAACCAGTCGCAGCAGGCCCAGGCCGCGGACTTCACGAGCCAAATGCAGGCCGCCGCGTCGGCCGGGGGTGAGGGTTGAACGGCATCGAGGTTTACACGACCTACGAGTTGATCGAGGAACTCTTCAAACGCCACGACACCTGCGTCGTCATCACGGAGAAGACCTCCGACGGCAGCACCGACGAGACCCGCGGGGACGTGGAGGTGAGTTTCTCGGGCGACCGGCTCAAAATCGTCGGTCTGCTGCACATCGGCGGGCAGCAGATCGTCGGCAAGTCCTTCAAGGGGAACACGTAATGCGGGCTGCGAGCGGCCGCGTCGAGTCGCGGCGGAGGGTGGGCGACGACGGGGAGTGGGTCGTCGAAGACGTCTACGTCCTCGACGGCAAGGAGGTGTCACGCGAGGAGTTCCTCGCCGTGTTCCCCGACAAGCCGGTCGGGTGCGGGAATTCGCACCTGTCGAGTTGCTGGCCGATGTACAGTGAGGCCCTGGCGGTCCACCCGGACCAGATCCAGCAGGCCAACGAGCGTGCCAAGCGGCACGGGCTCGACGTCGAGTACGTCAAGGGCGGGATCGCCAAGATCGGAAGCCGCAACGATCGCAAGCGACTCCTGAAGCTCGAAGGGTTCCACGACAACCAGGGCGGCTACGGAGACTGACGTGGCTTTGGAAATCATCAACAACTTCTCCGTCGAGTCGTTCGGCTCGACGGAGACCGGCAAGCAGGGCGAGGTTTCGGCGTCGTCCGACGAGCCGCACGAGATCACCGTGGACGGCGACGTCCACCGGGTCAAGGGCTCGCTCGCCACCGCCACCGTCGTGGCCCTGTACGCGTCGGCCTCGGACGTGCCGCCGACGTGGAAGTACCTACACCTGTGGACGTCGGTGGACATGTACCTCCAGGTGGTGACGGCGGCGGTCAACTTCACGGTGAAGATCCGAGCCAAGACGCCGTTCACGCTGAGTTACGGCTCGGTGCTGGCGGCCGCCGACACGACCGACATCGTCGGGGGCAGCGAGCCCAGTGTCGCGGCCATCGCCAAGCTGAATCTCGGCAACTACTCCGGCGGCTCGGGCGACTACAACTTGGCCATCGTGGACTGACCCCGCTAGAACGAGACGGGTGCGAAAATCCGCACCTGCTCTTGCACTGGTGCCGGGCCGGACAATACACTCACTCTCACAGGGAAGGACCATCCGATGGCAGGGAAGAGCCAAGTCGAGGCGGACGACGACGACCTCCCGGGCACCCCGGAAGAGGAGCGTGCGGCCGAACGCGCCTCCGAACGCGCCGCCCCAACCCCCAAGCCCGCCAGGGCTTCCGACG